AACTTGTACGACAGATTGTCTGCAAGATATACAAGAGCGCTAGCTAGAAGTATGTCAACAACTAAGCAAATTAAAGCTGCCTCAGTTTTAAACAATGCCTTCAGCAGCAGTTTCGCTGGCGGTGATGGTAAAGAGCTATGTGCTACTGACCACCCTACTATTAGTGGTGGTAATTTAAGCAACGAGCTTTCTACTTCAGCTGACTTAAACGAAACTTCTCTTGAGCAAGCATTAATTGATATTGCGGCGTTCGTAGACGAACGTGGATTAAAAGTAGCAGTACAAGGGACTAAATTAATTATCCCTAAAGAGCTACAATTCACAGCTGATAGATTGCTTGAGTCACCAGGTAGAGTGAACACTTCTGATAACGATATTAACGCTATCAGAAACATGGGCATGGTACCTGAAGGTTATGTAGTAAATCACTACTTAACTGACACTGACGCGTTTTTCATTAAGACTGATGCACCAAACGGATTTAAAATGTTCGAAAGGTCGCCTATCAGAACTTCAATGGAAGCAGACTTCGACACAGGTAATGTACGTTACAAAGCTAGAGAAAGATACTCCTTCGGATTCTCGGATCCAAGATGTGTCTTCGGTTCTCCAGGAGCATAAGTTCATACTTAATTAAGAACCCCGCCGGTGGTTTTTTACTCAAGCCGGCAACTTTTTAAAAGAGAGGCTATACGCCTCTCTTTTTTTGGTATAATATTTAGTGACTAGGATTATTTTAACTTGTTCTATCAACTGACCTAGCAGACAAGCCAAGATGATAGAACTTATTCTCGTGGAGGGAATTATGGCAAAATCAACTTTTAGTGGACCAATTAGATCACTTGCAGGAATTATTACTGCAGGTAACGCTAACGTGGTCAGTTTAACTGCAGACACTACTTTAACAGTGGACGCACATGCGGGTAAGATTCTAACGACTAATGATGCTGATGGTAAATTTACTTTACCTAGTATTGTAGCAACTGCTCCTGGCAGAGATGATGACCCTAATCAATTAAACAATTTAGGAGCTAGTTTCTTCTTTGTAGTAGAAACAGCAGCAACTGATATGGACATCTTAACTGATGGTACTGATAAATTTGTTGGTGGCCTATACACAGGTAAAGATGACGCTACAGGTAAAACATTTATCTCTGGTGCATCTAATGATGTGATTACTATGAATGGTTCTACTAAAGGTGGACTAGCTGGTAGTATTGTTAAAGTTACTGCTATCGCTGCAGCTAAATACGCTGTCGAAGGTATAATTTTAGGCTCAGGCACTATAGTTACACCATTTGCTGACGCATAATCAGGAGTAAAACATGGCTGATACAGTAACAAGTCAAACTATTCAAGACGGTGGCAAAACTGCCGTCTTGAAGTTTACTAACGAATCAGATGGCTCTGGTGAATCTTCTGTTAAAAAAGTAGATGTTTCAGCATTAGCTGCAGATAGTGCCGGTAACGCCTGCACTTCGGTTTCTATTGCTAGAATTTACTGGGCATGTAGAGGCATGGGTGTAGACATCGAGTTTGATGCTTCAACAAACGTGCTTGCTATACCTTTACCAGCAGATAGCACTGGTGATGAGTATTATGATTTGTTTGGTAGCATACCTAATAACGCAGGTTCTGGCGTAACTGGTGACATAGACTTCACAACAGTTGGTGCCAGTAGTGGTGACGCCTATTCAATTATTTTAGTTTTACACAAAAACTACTCATAGATATGGCAACCTCTGGAACTAATGCGTTTGATTTAAGCATCGACGAATTAATTGAAGAAGCTTACGAACGTTGCGGTCTAGAACTGAGAACAGGTTACGATTTAGATTCTGCAAAAAGATCATTAAACATAATGATGGCAGATTGGGCCAATCGTGGCCTGAATCAGTGGACTATAGAACAGAGAACATTTACCACTACAAAAGGTACTAGTGACTATAATTTAGGCACAGATATTATTGATGTGACCGAAGCAGTAATTACTAGAAACAGCACTGATATTCAATTAGAAAGAATCAGTCGTTCTGATTATTTATTTACTCCAACAAAAACACAACAAGCTAGACCTACACAATTTTTTCTAGATAGACAAACTACTCCCGTAGTAAAACTATTTCCAACACCTGAAAACTCTACAGACGTAATTAAATATAATGCGTTGACTAGAATTCAAGACGTTGGAGATTACACTAATAATATGGAAGTAGTCTTTCGTTTTATTCCGTGTTTGGTTTCTGGACTAGCTTATTATCTAGCAATGAAACGAGCACCAGAAAAAGTACAGCTTTTAAAATCAATTTATGATGAGGAGTTTGATAGGGCAGCTTTTGAGGATATAGATAGCGTTAGTTCTAGGTTCTTGCCTGGTCGAACTATTATGTGATGCCGAAGAAAAGAGATCCAAAAAAAGGTACAGGTAAAAAACCAAAAGGTTCAGGACGCAGGTTATATACTGACGAAAATCCAAAAGATACAGTAAAGATAAAATTTGCTACACCAGCAGATGCTAGAGCTACGGTAGCAAAAGTAAAAAAGATTAAAAAACCTTTTGCACGAAAAATTCAAATACTTACAGTAGGAGAACAACGTGCTAAAGTTATGGGTAAAAATCAAGTGGTAAGTATTTTTAAAAAAGGCAAAGAAGCCATTAGAAAACAGAGGAAAGCATGAGTTTTGCTTCTAATAAAAACGCCTACGGCATTTGCGATATATCAGGTTTTCGCTATCGACTAAAAGATATGCGAAAAACTTGGGATGGTCTACTAGTTGGACCAGATCAGTACGATCCTAAACATCCACAACTACAACCAAGGCACAAACCAGCTGACCCTGAAGCTTTACGTGATCCTCGACCCAATACTGATTTTGAGGTTGGACAAGGTAAAGTAGTTACTACTGAAGACCCTATTGGCACTATGATTATAGGAAATAAATTAACAGCATCTATTGGAAATGTTACAATCACGACATGACCTTAACAGAACTAAAAACTTTAATTCAAAATTTTTGTGAAAGCACAGAGACAACTTTTGTTGCTTCGTTAGATGATTTTATAAAAAATACAGAAGATAGGATATTTGAATTAGTTCAATCAGATTATTTTAAAAAATCAGTTGCAGGTAACGTTAGCACCGGTAATAGATTTTTAACTTGTCCAACAGATTTTATTTTAAGTTTTAGTCTAGCTGTTATTGATTCTAATAACGACTATCACTATTTATTAAAAAAACACTCTAGTTTTATGCAAGAGTACAACAAAGATATTTCTGATACTAGTCTACGTGGTTTGCCAAAATACTACGCTGATCAAGATAAAGAACTTTCTTCTGGGTCTGATTCAGGTTCTACATTACTTATTGCTCCAGTTCCTGATGCAAATTATTCTGTAGAGCTAACTTATTTACACAAACCAAATAGTTTGGTTACAGATACAACTGGAACGTGGCTATCAACTAATGCTAGAAATGCTTTGCTTTATGGGTCTTTAGTAGAGGCCTATACTTTTTTAAAAGGCGAACAAGATTTATTGCAACTTTATGAAAATAGATTTGTTCAAGAAATAGAAAGACTTAAAAATAGAGCGGAAGCTAGAGGTAGACGTGACGAATATCGTTACGACGCATTGAGGTCGCCTACTACTTAATGAAACCAATAAAAAAACTAGAAGGTAAAACTATAGGTATTGTTGGGTTGGGGTCAAGTTGGCTTGAATACAATTTAGCTAAATCACACGGACAACATTTTGATGAAGTATGGGCAATAAATAATGTCGCTTCAGTTATTTATCACGATCGTGTTTTTATGATGGACCCACCTAATAGATTTTTAGATAGTGATGATGCTGGCGGTCAAACTGAAGGCATGAAAAGTCTTTTACTTAAACATGACAAACCTATTTACACCTGTGTTGATGATGAGCGCTGCAATGAAAACCTACAAAAATATCCGGTCTTTGAAATACTTAAAGATTTAAACTGTCACTATTTAAATAATACCGTTGCATACGCTATTGCATTTGCTTTATGGAATAAAGTTGGGCACCTCAAATTATTTGGCATAGATTTTTCATACAAAGGTAATTTACATTTTGCTGAATCAGGCAGAGCCTGTGTTGAGTTTTGGTTGTGCAAATGTTCAGAAGCAGGAATGAAAATAGAAGTAGCAGCTAGTAGTGCTTTGTTAGACACAGCTGTACCTTTAAATGAAAAATTATACGGCTATCATAGACTAGAAGATCCTTTGATACCTATAGTTTTAGAAGACGGCACTTTATCTGCTCAAACAGAAAGTTCTTTGCAAACAAAAGTTGTTGCAAAAGAAGGAGTTTTGATTGGCCGTCACGATGAGCATTTAAAACCAGTGGAGCCAAAAAAATGGTAGATGAGATAACTCCTGGCGGATTGCCAGAACTAGGCGTAGTAGAAACTAAAACAACTAACTTTGGTGGGCATCCGCCAGAGTTTTGGGCACAGAGATTAGCTGAAAAAATAGCTGATTATTCTGAAGATAATGAGCCACACATAAAAGAACAAGCTAAAGCGTATCAGAATTTAATTTATGAAGTTAGTTTGATTTACATAAAAAATGCTATAAAATCATACAAAGCTAGTTTAATTCAAGAGCTAATAAAAGCCGGTGATGAGGACTTAGCAAAAATTATTAAGAGGATTTAACATGGCCATTACATCAACACTAACAACTAGTTTTAAGAAAGAGTTGCTTGAAGCTGTACACAACTTTAAAAACTCAGGCGGCGATACTTTTAAGTTAGCTTTATATACTAGTTCTGCAACACTTGGTGCAACTACAACTGCTTTTGTTACTACTGGTCAAGCTTCAGGTACTAACTATACTTCAGGCGGCGCAAACCTAACTAGAGTAGATCCAACTACTGGCGGAACTACAGGCTTTACTGATTTTGCAGATTTAACTTTTGGTACAGCTACTATTACAGCTAGAGGTTGCATGATTTACAACTCATCTGATAGTAATAAATCAGTAGCTACCATTGATTTTGGTGGAGACAAAACTTCAACCGCTGGTGACTTTACAATAGTTTTTCCAGCTGCTGCTGCCTCTACCGCTATTATCAGAATAGCATAAGGAGAAGAGCATGGCTCTTGTCCTCAACGATAGGGTAAAAGAAACCACTACCACTACAGGAACGGGCACCGTTAATTTAGGTGGTGCAGAAACAGGCTTTGAAACTTTTGTAGCTGGAGTTGGTGATGGCAATACCACTTATTATTGTATAACCGCAGGTGCTGAATTTGAGGTAGGCCTTGGCACTGTCACTGATGCTTCACCTGATACGCTTTCACGTACCACAATTTTATCTAGTTCTAATAGCGATAGTGCTGTTGATTTTAGTGCTGGCACCAAAGACGTGTTTTGTACTTTGCCGGCAAGTAAAGCAGTTTTTGAAGATGCAAGTAGCAATGTTACTTTGCCTGGAACTTTAGATGTTGATGGTGGTATTACTGTCGATAACATTACGATAGATGGCACAGAAATAGATTTATCAAGTGGTGACTTAAC